CCGCCCGGATTGGGCGTTGGTGGTAGAAATCCTGACAATCCTCTTATTTGGAGGCTCTGTAATCGCGGTGACTAGGTTTGCAGCGGTAACTTGGGTCGGTGTATCAGTGATTGGAAGTGGTGCTTTAGCGGCCTCTGCGTCCGTCTACGCGTATGTAAGTCTAGGAGCCTTGATTGACGCGGCCTTCCCGGTGGTCACAATCCTGATGACAGGGGCAACGGGCATCGGGCAGCGAATGATTGCCGAATACCGGCTGAAGTTACAGATCCGTGGTCAGTTCGGCACCTATGTATCCCCTGATCTGGTGAAACAATTAGAGAACGATCCCTCCCTGCTCAGATTGGGAGGAGAAACCAAGACCATGACGTTCCTGTTCGCCGACATCGTGGGCTTCACCCCCATTTCGGAGAAGCTACAGGCTGATCCTCAAGCCTTGGTCGAGCTGATCAACCGGCTGCTGACACAGCTCACCGATTGCGTGCTGCACCACGGGGGTACGGTGGATAAATTCATGGGCGACTGCATCATGTGCTTTTGGGGTGCGCCCTTGGATTGCGAGGATCATGCCGAGCGGGCAATGCTCACGGCCCGAGACATGCTGGCGTTACTCGATGACCTCAATCGTCAACTCGATGAGGAGGGCTTGCCCCGTTTAAACATCGGGGTGGGTATCAACACAGGACAGTGTGTGGTGGGGAACATGGGGAGTCAGAGTCGATTTGATTACTCTGTGCTCGGGGATGCCGTCAACGTAAGTTCTAGGCTCGAAGGTCAAACACGTAACTATGACCCGTGGATCTTGATTGGTGAAAGTACGGTAGACTATAAACCTGAGTGGACTGAATATGTGGATTCAATTCAGGTGAAGGGGAAGTCCGAACCGCTGAAAGTTTACACCCTGAAGGCCGATGGGATTTAAGTTATCCATTGTTCTGAGCCTTGCCCTCATCGCACTGGGTGGTGCGTTTAAACTCTACTACGATAAGTCCGAGGCCGAGAAAGAAGCCATGGCCGTTGCCTTACAGCAAGCCGTGGACAACCAGCTGCTGTTAGAGAACACCATCAAGGATCAGAATCAGCAGATGGAAGATCAGCTATCTCGTGAGAAGCAGAGTCAGGTCCGCATCACTGAGCTATCCACCGCCAACACCGAGGCGATGGAGGAGGTCACGGAGTTACGTGGCAAGTTTGCCCGTCATGATCTAAACATGCTTTCTATGGCCAAGCCTAAGTTGCTAGAGAAAATGGTTAACCGTGGGACGGTCAGGGTATTCGAGGAACTGGAAGCCCTGACACAACCGGATCAATTCGATGAAGACGCTGACAACGACGCTGCTGATTCTAGTTAGCGGCTGCTCTTTCATGGGCGGCTCACGCTTCACGCCACCCGAGGTCAGGCCCGTGGAAGTCGTCACGATACAGAAGCCTGCGCCCCTGTATCACCCGCCATTGCCCAACCGTATCACCCCCGTGCCGGTGCAGTGGAAGATCCTGACCCCGGATACCATGGAGGAATACATTGCCGACCTGAAGGAAGGGGAGGCCCCTCCACAGGCATGGTACAGCCTGACCGGCAAGGGCTACGAGAATCTATCCACCAACATGGCGGAAATCAAACGCTACATCCGACAGGTGCTATCGATCATTGACTACTATCGGGAGTCTGATCCTGCAAAAGACGACCAACAACAGAACTCTTCTGACGACGCGCCTTAGTAACGTTCCCAACGATATAGACATTACCGCCTAAAGCGCTGGCGATGCTTTGCAGTGTGTCGATCTTTGGGATGTGATGGCCTGTCTCAATCCTCGACAAGTAGTGGCGATCCATCCCAGCCTCAGACCCCACGTCCTCCAGCGTCCGCCCCTGTTCGTGTCGTATCTCACGCAGCCTCTCTGCCCACCAAGGAATAGTCATTTGTCTAGCTCCTTTACATAAAAAAGTGGATCGTCTGTCCACACCACCCATTCATTTTTTTCTTCATCGTTGTCATCGACCAGAATCGATGCGTGGAATCCCCTCGCAATGCACGCCTGCTGCATGACGATGGCCGACAGATAGGAGTCGTTCTCCAGCCAGTGCAGGAACCCCGACCCCATGAGCCTCTCATTCTCCGGGGAGTCATGGATTCCAAAGCGTCCCGGCTGATCCTCAACAAACGAACGGCAACTGGTGTGAGCCAGATAGGATATCTGATTCGTCGTGAAGGACAGCTCAACCTTTGTACTCATGCTATGTCATCCTCAAATGTACGAAGGTGTCCGGCCAAACGCTCACGCGCAGCGGCATTGGTCTGTAACTCGGACCGACTGCTGATATGACAGACCAGCTTGATGACGTGCGCCGCGAACTCTTCCGGCGGCAGCATGTCAGGGTCTAGGTTCCATCTCTCTGCGTTTAAACGAACCCAATCCTGATAGCTATCTTCCCGGCAAATCATGATGGAGCGTGCCATTGCCCGTTCCCCATCGGTCCTTGCCCTGGGAATGACAGGCTCCTCGACGTCGTTAATTTCGACACAAGCCACCATATAGCGTGTGCCAATAGGAGACGTTGCCATCTCCACCGGCATGTCGTCTGGGTGTAACAAGAACGACAGCACCATGCCATCACGCGCTTGCCTGAAGGTGTACTTCTTTCCTTCAAAATGCAGCGCCGCTTTATCTATATCCATTCCGTTTGCTCCAGTTGTTGCATTGCGTTTAAACGATCATTGGGAACAAAGTAAGCGTGGCGATTGTTGCCAGTGGGATCAGCCCAATACTCCTCTCGTTTCCCATCCTCCCCCAACAGCCATCCCATGAGTCGGAAGTTGGGAGGTTCTGCGCATACCAAAATGTAGGGGGCGTCGTCCTTGTCGTCCGGATGCAGGATGAGCCGACGCTTCACGCTCTCGACGCAGCGCACCTCCAGCGGACCGACATCGCCTGCCTCAATGCCCATGCCCATGCCCGACCACCAGATTCCGGACCACTTGGCTACAGCGGCTTCGCCTAGCGCACCCAACAGATCCATGCCCCATCCATAGAACCCGCCGTCAGCTCCATGTCTGTGCTCTGTTCCCTTGAGCCGGTGCTGTACCGAACGCATGACACCCACCTGTCCGGCGAGCAACATCTCAGCCGTCGTCAGTTTGACAAGAACCATTCGTACATAGCCTCCGCCCATTCAATCCCATCAAGACCCTGCAACGCCCACCATCGGCCTTCATTGCCATGCGCATGAAGATGGTCATGGTGTTCCTTGCATAGCGGTACAGCCCACTGGTCGCCAGTACGGCGCATGCCGCGCAACCCCTCAACGTGGGTCAAGTGATGCGCCTGTGATGGACGTGCGCACACGAGGCACCCGTGGGTGCGGACGTGTTTAAGGTAGCGTTGATCGCGTACCTTGTCGGACCATTCTTTGTTCACCACTCGTTTCTCTCGATGGCCAAGTCAACGCGCCGCTCCGCCTCCTCCTCGGACGTCTCAAACTTATACTGAAACGCCTGAATGATTTCGTGATAGCGGAGGTTCTTAACGTTGATGGCCTCAGAAAGAAACTCGTCCTCTTCGATGACCCTGTTCGTTGTCTTGCTCATCAATCGAAGGGGATGTCGTTATCTTTGGATGCCCCCTTGGGCTTCCAATTGTCCACGCTGGCATACCATTTGCCCGCCCGACTTTCCTTGATTTCAACATTGATCCAATCGTCTCGCCGTCTGGCTAGCCAGTTCATCATATCCTCACGTTTGATACTCACCTTCGCCTTCACATAGTCGGGCGCATTATCATTGGGAGCCTTGGCAATGAAGCCATCGATAAATTCCACGTCACTCATTTGGTTCTCCAAATTCTTAGGCCAAGTTTTCCGTCGTGTTTTACCCACCGCGTTTCAAATTTCTTGCTGCTCTTTCTCCCAAAATTATGAGGATTGACCCGATGTCGGATAGTTGTTGGGGTTTCATTCTTCTTTGCCGGGATGAAAACAGACTGCTGCATCTCCATCTCTGCCCAAGGAATGGGGGGTCTTAGCCCACTCTTTCTAGGTGGGATGGGAATGTCGTTCTCAATTTCGTAGTCACTCATCGGTCGTTTTCTCCTGCATCTCGTTGCGTAGTGTGGTCATGTGACCTAACCAGATGGACCATGCCGTGTCGTCAATGTCTTTTTTGATTGGCCTCAAGGTGCCCACGGCCCGCTTCCAAATATCTTCAATGTCCTTGAGGCTGGCAGCCTCATCCATCTCTTGCACCGATTCATTGGTGATGCGTTTAAACATCTCCTCTGATGTCTCCTCCGGCTCGGCCTCTTCCATCAACCCCTTTTCCTGAAGACGTGCCTTCATGTCATCGGGTTCCTTGGCCTTCGGTGCTGCTTTCTTTTTCGGCTTAGGCTTGGGCTTATCATCAATGGCCGCCTTCTCGTTGATGGCATAGTCCACCTCTTCAAAGCTGGCGTACTCACCACCGGACAGGCCACACGCACTCAACGCCCGCCCAATGGCAGAGGTTGAGCAGTTCTCCGTGGCAGAGGTCTTGTTGATTGGCCCCTCGCCCCGGAATTCCTCGGCAAAATCGTTGGCAATCAGTTGCCATTTACCCTCATCAAACACAGATACCTGTGCCTCGATGAGCACACGGTTCTCGCTTGAGTGGTGGATCTTGGTGGTGATACGTCCCTTCGATCCGTATGCCTCACGGAATGCCTGTACCCGTACAGATACGGGTGCGTATAGCTTATTCTTAATGGGGATCTTGACGTCATCGGGGAGTGTTGCCATCCCATGGACGGCTTGGATCAAGGGGTCAGTCATAGTTGCGATGCCTTCAGTGATTGAAATTGCAGACAGAATTCCGCCACGTCACAAAACGTTTCGCAGCGGGTATTTAAACCGGGCCGATGCTCAACGCTGTGCTTGTCAGCATTGGGCAGTGCGGCGATGAATGTCTCCGCCTCCGGGTTGGAGTCGAAGATACGCACCGCACGCTTACGTCCCTCTTTGTTGACCGCGAACTTCTCATCACGCAGCCAACGCTCATCGGGTGTGCAGTCGGGTAGGTGCCCATCACGTGCGCGTTGGTGCGCGGTCACGCGATCACGAATAAAGGCAGCAGCTTCCTCAAGCGGCCACATCGGAATCTCCTGCACGTACACGTCTGACGGCGGGTAGTCTTCTCGCCGCTCTGCCTCATGGCGTGACCAATCTTTGATGAGGTTCACAATGCGCAGGCCGCTGACATGGATGCCGTTTTGTTCTAGCAGCCAGCGATAGCCATTGACCTGTGCCTCGTCGGTGTCGTTCTTCATGACGCCGAAAGCCTTGCGTGCCTTCCAGTCAAAGATGATGCGGGTGCCATCCGGTTGGATTTCCTGCGAATCAATTTGCCCACTGACACGCATGCCCTCGCACTCGGCGAAGTACCTTTCTTCGGTGATGTAGTCTTCGTCCTCCCCCATCTCAAGGATCTGATGCACCGCCCTACCGAACAGCGACCACACGTCATTGGACACGTCGTGCTCGATCAGGTCATCGAACTCATCGAACAGTGCCGCCATGCGCGGGGGTCTTAGTAGGCCGGTGATGGAGATGGCAGCATCCCCACGGGAGTAGCTGTCGCGCATGATTGCGCGGACCAACGGAGCCGGTAAATTCTTATTGTTGGTATACTTCATATACCCAAAGTGTTGCGATAGATCAAATCAAGTGTGAGCGCATCGAAACGTAGTGTCAAGGCCACTATCCTAGGCCAAGCATGTAGCAAGGCGAACAGCCGTCGCCTCGTGACCATTGGAGGCAAGCCACGTTTCATCAAGTCCAAAGAGGCATTGGCGTTTACCCGCGCAGTCGAACTTCAGGCACCTCGTTTAAACGAATTGCTTGCAGGTGATCTGGAATTCAGGGCTGATATCTACTACGCCTCACGCCGCCCCGACCTCGATGAAAGCATTATCCTCGATGCCTTAGAAGGGGTCTGGTATGCCAATGACCGAGCCGTGAAGTCGAAGGTCGTCCACAAGTATCTTGACAAGGACAACCCACGTTGTGACGTGGAGGTAAGGGAGATTGAGTGGAATGAAAAAGGCCCGGACCATGGGCTAACGTGATCCGGGCCTGCATCCATCGCAACAATGGAGCGCAACTTCACCGCGTCGAACGATTCACTTGCGCGCCGGATTGTCTCGCGTTATTTTAAGTAGTGCAAGCGGGTCGCACGCTAATGCGACGGGGCTATACCGACGAACTCATGCGCGGGATAAGTACCCCCCTTATCTCTCCACCTGTTGCGGGGGGGTTTGGGGGGGCGTTCCTCAAAATCTATGCACAGGATAAGTAAAGAATCTTAGACATCGCAACATGGAAGAGAACAAATGACATATAAATTCAAGGGCGAAGTCATCCGACTAAGCCAGCAGGATTACGACCGATGGGAAGCGGTCTATGAAAACATTCCCAACCTCCAAGCCTACCTCTTCAGCCGTGACGCATGGCTTTCCCGAGAAGCAAAGGACGATCAGAAGGACCGTTGGTTTCTTTCGACCGCTGCTTATCTGGCAAAGCTTGATGCGAAGTTCGCACGTGAGAACGTGCGGGATGAGGAAGGCAGGCGCATCGACGCAGACGGACACCCTATATTCCAGACGCAGCCATGACGGCTGCCACATTTTGGGATGAACTCAAGGCGAAGGGCTTTGATGCCAAGCGTATGCGCGATGGGCAACAGAAAATTCTTTGCCCCGAATGCAGTGACACCCGCACCAAGAACCGGGGCGAGCCATGCCTAAGCATGCACGTCAACGACCAAGGTGCGCAGTGGCGCTGCCATCACTGTGATTGGGAAGGCAATGTGTGGCGTGCCCCTATCACAAATGGCAATGGAAGTTTGGGCGCAAGTCGTACCCCTCGTTTAAACGAAACCCTTGCAGGTAGTAAGACAAAGCCGTTGACAGATGTGATGGCCCACTGGTTCCAGCGGCGAGGCATCAGTACCGGGACGCTGGAGCGTGCGGGTGTGTGTTCGGGTAGCGCGTACCTCAATGGTGCACGTCAGTCCGCGATTGCCTTTGTGCATAAGGACAGCAACGGTGACGTCATTAACATCAAATACCGGGGGAAGGATAAGACCTTCACCCAGGAAGCTGGTGGCCAGCGCCTCCCTTACCTCTGGCACCTCGTTGATGCAGAGCAGGAGCAACTGATCATCGTTGAAGGCGAGGTCGATGCCCTGTCACTGATGGAAGTAGGCATTGACAACGTGATCAGCGTACCGGATGGCGCAAGCGACAAGAAACTAAACTGGCTCGATGAATTGCACGATGAGCTTGATGCGTTTAAACGAGTTATACTATTCACCGACGATGACAAGCCCGGACTTGGGCTGCGGGATGAACTCTGCCGAAGACTCTCCGCCATCAGATGCTGGAAGGTTAGCCTTCCACAAGGATGCAAGGATGCCAACGATGTCCTATGCCACCACGATCCAGACACTCTCAGGAGCGTTGTGGCGGACGCGCAGCCATTCCCGCTACGTGCTTTGCGTGAGACTAATGAGTATGTTGAGGACGCACTGAGGCTGCTACACGGCGACATCAAAGCCGCCGTCAGCACTGGTGTCGAAGCGATGGACTTTTTCTATAAGGTCCGGGCCGGTGAACTCACCCTCGTTTCCGGTGCACCGGGAGTTGGGAAGTCTGAAATCATCGACTACTTTATCACCCAGATGTCAGCGAATGAGGGATGGCGCTTCGCCATGTGCTCGTTTGAAAACCCCGTTGATGAACACATCAATAAGTTGGTTGCCAAGGTGGTTGGCAAGCCTGCATGGAAAACGCAGGGCGACACGCAGATGACAGACGATGAGTGGCTGCAAGGCGTGAGCTTTATCGGCAAGCATCTCTATTGGATCAGGGCAGAGGACGAGGCACCGACTATCGAATGGTGTTTAAACACAGCGACAGCTTGCGTGCAACGCTACCCGAATGTGCGTGGGCTGGTGCTCGATCCGTATAACGAGTTCGAGCATAAGCGACCGTCCGGCTGGACGGAGACGGAATACGTGAGCCAGATGATGGCGAGCATCAAGCGTTGGGCGATGCAGTACGGGGTGCACGTGTGGTTGGTGGCACACCCGGCAAAGATGCGCAGGAATCCTGATGGCACGTACCCTACGCCTGAGCCATACGACATTGCCGGGTCAGCAAACTTCTACAATAAGGCTGACAACATCCTGATTGTGGAGCGGGACTTCACCCCCGGTAGCAGGGATGTGCGTGTGCACGTAAAGAAGATTCGGTTTAAACACACTGGCACCGTGGGTACTGTGGATCTGCGCTATGACTACACCTCGGG